TGTGAACGTGTATTTAATTATGATGAGAATGTATGTACTGGATGTTTTAATAGAGAATGGCTTAATCCTGGAGATTGGGACTGGTGCCCAGACCAAAAAGATACCCCACGACAATTTGAATGTAGTAAAACTATTACTCCTTCTCGTGTACTTGCATCGATTAATAGAACCCTTAATATTTATAACAAAAATTAAATTATGGCAGGATTAGACAATTCAAATGTAGCTACTGGTAATACCGTTGATGCATCTGATATTCAACAATTATATACAGCATTAGGTACAGGCTCTCCTGGTACTATTGATGGTTTAGTTATAACAGGAAGCCTTAAAGGTAATGTTGTTGGTGATGTTACTGGTGACTTAACAGGTAACGCAGATACTGCAACAACTTCTACTAATTCTAATTTTGGTAGAATATCCAATAATATAACAACACCTACTTCTTATTCAGTTGTATTCGCTGATGCCCCCACCTCTCCAACATATAAACAATTATATGTAGATTCAGGTTCAGATGGTTCAGGAATGCATTATCAACCTTCAAATAATTTATTACAAGTTACTGCCTCATATGCTGTTACCGCTTCATACGCTTTAAATGGTGGTGGAGGTGGTGGAGGAAGCTCTTTATCATTTAGAGTAACCCCAGATAGTGACCCTGCCACTCCACCTAGTTCTTTAACAATGGTTCCTTTTGGAGGTGTTTGGGACCCAGCTGTTGCCCCTAGTGGAGTAGATATAGTAGCTATTTTTGGAAAAGTCCCAAATGCAATAGGGGTAGATATATTAGTAACAGCTACACCACATGACCCTAACTTTGTATCCCCCTCCGCTGCAGTAGCAATAGGAGTAACTTTAGATACAACCGTTCCAACTTCTCCTATTCTTGTATTTTATGATAATACTGGAGCACTATATAACAAACTAGTTTCTTATCATGGATGGTTAGAAGCTTAAATTAATAATAAGTTTTATATATTTATACAATGGAACAACAGTTTTTAACCCCTGAAGAACTTACAGAAATTAAATCTTTAAATCTTCAAAGAAATAAACTAACAGAATTATTTGGAAGTTTAGAATTTGACCTACAATTAATAAAAATAGAAAAATTAAAAGTAGTAGAAGAATTAAAAAATGTAAATGAAGCTACAGATAAAATGGCCCTTAACCTACAAGAAAAATACGGAGAAGGTAACGTTAACGTAGAAACAGGAGAATTTATAAAACGATGATTTTTAAAACCTTTCTATATATTTATAACAAAATAAAATAATACAAAACAAAATGGCAGAAACATTAATATCTCCAGGAGTATTAGCAAGAGAAAATGATAATTCTTTTATCTCCGAAAGACCTATTAGAAACGCGGCAGCTATTGTTGGTCCAACAGTAAAAGGTCCAGTAGAAGTTCCAACCGTTGTTACTTCTTATAGTGATTATGAAAGTAGATTTGGAACTACTCTTACTAGTGGTAGTTTAGAATATTCTTATTTTACATCAATTGCAGCATTTAATTATTTCTCAAATGGTGGTGAAACACTTTTAGTATCAAGAGTAGCTAATACAGCTACTGATTACCTCCCAGCAAGTTCATCAGCTGATATATTTGGTAGTGGTGCTTTAGCCGCAACTAATGGAATTACATTCAAAACTTTTGGTGATGGGGTTATTTACAATAGTGATGGAGCTGAAGATTCTGAAGGTGCATTAGCTAATGGAACCGTAGATAATCTAAGATGGGAAGTAACCAATTCAGATGTTCCTAATGGTACATTTGATCTTCTTGTTAGAAGAGGTGATGATAACACTGATAATAAGATTGTAGTTGAAGCATGGACAGGATTATCATTAGATCCTTTAGCATCTAACTTTGTTTCTAAAGTAATAGGTGATATGTACGAAGAGTATGATTCAGTTAACAACCAAATTTCAGTTAATGGAAATTATAAGTCTAATTCAAGATATATCTATGTAGATTTAATTAATGCTAGTTTCTTAACACCAAATTATTTTGATAATAATGGAATAGCAAAACCAGCATATGCAGATATGATTCCAGTAAACGCTAGTGGTTCATTCGGAGCTGCAGAAGGTGACTTAATTAATGATGTTAAGTTCTACGAAAATATTACAGATACAAATACTCAAGGTTTATTAGCAGCTGATTATACTAATATGATTAGCTTATTAGCTAACCAAGATGATTATAAATTCAATACACTATCAATCCCAGGTTTATTTAACTCAGGAACTAATTTAGCTACTCCAATTGCCAATGCAATTAATAACACTCAGCAAAGAGGAGATAGTATTTTTGTAATGGATTTAGTTGATTATGGTTCAACAGTAACACAAGTAACTACTCAAGCAGCTACTAGAAATACTTCATATGCTGCTTCATACTGGCCTTGGTTACAAGTAATTGATCCAAATTCAGGTCAATTAGTATGGGTACCAGCATCAACAATGATACCAGGAGTATATGCATTTAATGATTCAGTTTCTGAACCATGGTTTGCACCTGCAGGTATTAATAGAGGTGGTTTAGATCAAGTTGTTAGACCTGAAGTTAAATTAACTCAAGCACAACGTGATTCATTATACTCAGGAAAAACAAACCCAATTGCTTCATTCCCAGCAACTGGAGTAGTAGTATATGGTCAAAAAACATTACAAACTAAAGCTTCTGCTTTAGATAGAGTAAATGTTAGAAGATTGTTAATTGCTTTGAAAAACTACATTTCAGATGTAGCTCAAAACTTAGTATTTGAACAAAACACAATTGCAACAAGAAATGCTTTCATAAGCCAAGTTAACCCGTACTTAGAAACAGTACAACAAAGACAAGGTTTATATGCATTTAAAGTAATTATGGATGAAAGTAACAACTCAGCAGACGTAATTGATAGAAATGAAATGATTGGTCAAATTTACCTCCAGCCTACTAAAACAGCTGAATTCATTTACCTAGATTTCAATATTTTACCAACTGGAGCTACTTTCCCTGCATAATTTTTTAAAAGTTAAATATTTATAATAAAATAAAATAAAATGGCGATATTAGATTCCAACGAAATTTTCTTCACAGCTTTCGAACCGAAAGTACAAAATAGGTTTATCATGTATGTTGATGGTATTCCTGCATATACTATTAAAGGTGTTTCATCTGTAGGATTTGCACAGGAAGAAATTAAATTAAACCACATCAACACTTATAGAAAAATCAAAGGTAAATTATCATGGAATGATGTTACAATGACTCTATTTGATCCGATTACTCCATCAGGAGCTCAAGCAGTAATGGAATGGGTAAGATTACACCATGAATCAGTTACTGGTAGAGATGGTTATTCTGATATGTATAAAAAAGATGTAACAATCAACGTATTAGGACCTGTAGGTGATATTGTTTCGGAATGGATCTTAAAAGGTGCATTTATTAAATCAGGCGAATTCGGAGAATACAACTGGGATAATGAAGCTGCTGCTCAAAATATGACAGTAGTATTAGGAATGGATTATTGTGTATTGAACTTCTAATAAAGAAATTCAAGATATTTTAAAGAGGAGCTTGGCTATGTCAAGCTCCTTTTGTATGTTAATATTTATCATAAGACAAAAGTTATTATTAAATAAAAATTTATGGAACAACAAGAAAAACCCAAATTCAAATTCCCAACAGAACACGTTGAATTACCTTCAAAAGGATTATTATATCCTGAAGGTCATCCTTTATCTTCTGGGGTAGTAGAAATGAAATACATGACTGCTAAAGAAGAAGATATTTTGACTAATTTAAATTATGTTAAACAAGGTATTGTAATTGATAAATTACTTCAATCATTACTAGTTACTGAATTTGATTATTCTGATTTACTAGTAGGAGACAAAAATGCAATTATGATTGCCGCTCGTGTATTAGGATATGGAAAAGATTACCCCTTTACTTATGATGGTGAAGAAATAGTAGTTGATTTATCTGAATTACAACCTGTTGAATTAGATGAAAATTTAATTACTAAAGGTATTAATGAATTTGAATATACCTTACCTTATTCTAAAAATAAAATTACCTATAAGGTATTAAATGGAAAAGACGAAAAAGCTATTGAAGCTGAAATCAAAGGATTAAAACGCATTAATAAAAATGTGTCTGCTGACATATCTACCCGTTTAAAACACCAAATTACATCCGTTGATGGGGATGCCGATAAAAAAACTATACGTGAATTTGTAGACGGTTATATGTTAGCTAGAGATTCATCTTCATTTAGAAAACATTTGAAATCTACTCAACCTGATATTCAAATGACATTTATTCACGAAGGTAACAATGGCGAGGAGGAGGTCGCAGTACCCATTGAGGTCCAGTTTTTTTGGCCTGACTCAAGAACATAGATTCAGTATTTTTAAACAAATTCATGAAATAATTTATTATGGGAATGGATATGATTATGATACGGTATATAATATGCCTTTATGGTTAAGGAATATTACTTTTAAATTTATTCAAGATTCTATCAATCAAAGAAATGAAGCCGAAAAAAAGGCATATGAAGGATCTAAAAGAAATAATAATACAAATTTAGATTGGGCCAATCCCGATAGAAGTAAATTAAAATAAATATTTAGGAGGCATCAAGTTTTTGGTGCCTCTTCATATTTATAACATATATCTAATGATTAATGGCTAGTAAGGAAGAAATACAAAAGAAGAATATTGAAGAATCTAACGAATTACTTTCGGAACAGATTGGTTTAGTAACTACTCTTTCTGACATAATGAAAGATGTGGTATCTTCTAATAAACAAAGAGGAGAACTAGATAAAGCTTCATTAGATTTAACTCGCCAATCAGTTAAGGCAGCCCAAAATGTATCCTCAGAATATGATTCTGTAAAATCAGTTCAAAAAGATATAGCAAAAGATCAAAAATTACAAGAAAAAATTCAAAAACAAATTTTAACTCTTACGGGTCAACTTAATGAAACTGAAAAAAAGAATTTAACAGCATTTAAAGATAAAAATAAAGAAGCTAAAGAGGCTACTGCTGCTGCTAGTAAATTAAAAAATGAAAAAGCACAAGGATTAGCAATTAGTCAAGAGGATCTTGATCTTGCTGAAGTTACTGCTCAAATATTAGCTGAAGAAGCAGCAACTCTTGGGGGTATGCTTAGTAGTCAAGCGGAACAAGTTGCATTGTTAGAGGAACAAGAAACTCTTAATCAAGCTATTACAGAACATCTTAATGAACAATTAAACCGACAAGAAAATTTATCAAAATCACAAAGTTTATTTACATCAGCTATATCAGGAATATCAGGTGCATTAAAAAAACTTGGTTTTGGAGACTTAGGTAAAAAATTAGGTTTAGAAGCGGCATCTAAAAGAGCTAAAGATTTAACTTACACTCTTACTGATGGAGGTAAAAGGGCATTAGGTATTTTTGGTAAAATGAGAGTAGGTATTGCTGCTTTTGGTACAGCATTAAAAACAGCATTAGGTCCCTTAGCTTTAATATCAATGGCTACCTCTTTATTTAGAAAATTTAAAGAAGTAGGTGAAAAATCATTAGCAGTCCAACGAGAGTATAACCAACAGATGGTGGATATGCAACGTTCACTAGGTGTATCTACAGATACAGCTCAAAAATTGTTTCAACAAACCCAAGGAGTTGGTAGAGCAATGGGACTAACTGCAAGTCAAGCATCAGCTGCTGGTACCGCAATATATAGTCAATTAGACGGAGTTGAAAAATTAAGTGATAAAACCGCAGGATTATTCATGAAAATGAATGCTCATGGTGGGATAGCAGCTGAAACCTTAGGCAAAATATATGAAATGTCTAAACTTTCAGGTAAAGAAGCGGGCACCGTAGTTAATGAAATAGCTAATCAATCTAAAGAATCAA